CGAGCATCGCCATCCCGAGATAGGGCGTATTCTGCGCCAGTTGCGGTCCCACCGCCTTGAACAGCCGCAGCCGGTCAAGCGCAGTCATCCGTCGCAACGCCAACTCGCGTCCCTCGCCATCCCGCACCATCGTCTGCACCAGCGATGCCGCAACAATCCTGCTACTCGGCGTGTCCATCACATGCGCTGCCTTTGCGTCGCAAAGAACTCGAGCTTCTGCTTCACGGTCGCATCACCTTTCCAGCTCCCAGCATTCACCAGCTTGAATACCACGTTGCTGTACTGGTAGGTGGAAACCGATCCATCCACTTCCGTCACGTATTGGTAAACCGTACCCGCAGGCAGCGAACCCTGGCTCAAAAATATCTGCTCTGATACGGCAATGAAGTCATCCACGGCACTCGTGCCGCGCTCAACATCGAAACTTCCCTCCCACCCTTTGGGAAGCTCGGCACCCATCGGAATCCCGTCCAGCCGATCCAGCCTCACCGATTGCGTGATCTGCCGGCTCTCAAACCCCGTGACATATGTCAGATCGACGCGCCCCTGCGGCCCCATGACCACAAGCTGACAGTCGCGCCCGATCGAAAATGAATTGACCGGCATCTTGTGACCTCTCTGTCATCAGAAGAAAGCAAGGTCTTCTTTTTCTAAAAAAGAAGTAAAAACCCTTTTGACCCTGACATACGCGTGGCGTCCAGCACCCGCCTACGACGGCGGCAGGACCTGGCTCTGAACCACCACGGTCTGCCCGCCCTCCACATTCACGATGAACTTTTCATTGATGCCCTGATACTGAACCTGCGCATCACTCTGCACATAGCCCAGACTCGTCTGGCTCAACGGATTATTGCTCAGATCGCAGACTACGCTGAACGGCGGCGACCCATCGACGCTGCCGAGAACGCCCTGGCTCAACAATTGCTGCAAATAGCTGAGCTGCGTCGACCGAATCTGCTGGAACAGGCCTGCATTGATCACCTGGCCAACAAACTGCCCCATGCCGGCCGCCAATGTCGCGGCAATGAAGTTTGTCAGGCGGGTATAATTGTCACCGTTCGTCGCCTGGTTAGAACTCGTGTTGTGCCCGCAACGCACACCCCAATAAGCACCGCCAGGCTGGGGGTTGGAGATCACATCGATGCCGCTTTCAAACAGCACAGTCAGATCCGCATCACTGTAAGTCGACGTCTGCCCGCTGCCAGGCACGCCCGACATTTGCGAGCCAACCACGCTATACAAAGGCTTGTTCAAACTCGATTGCTCGGGTGAAAGATTGCCCAACCGCCCCGCCACAAACCCCTGACGCGAAACTAGACGTATCAGCCCGTTGGCCTGATCGTTCCAGTAAATCCAATCGCCAAACATCAGTTTTGCCGAATAGAAATCCAGGCCTGCCTGCTGCTTTGCAGTGACCGCCTCGCCGATGGCCTGCCCCTCCGGCCCAACCAGGATCATGTAAACGCCTTCGGAAAGCCCGAACTCCGCTTGGGTGGTCCATTGTGTCGCATCATCCGCGTCTGACAGCATGCCGATGCTGCACCCCTGGCTCCTCAGCGCGTACATCCCCCGGCGTGGCAGTGTATCCTGGCCGACCAGCGTCGCAGCAGTGACTGTCGAGGCGCCGTCAGTTCCCCCTGCAAGCCTCTGCCCGGAAAATGCCGTGACAGGTACTGTCGAAAGGCTGCCAAGCGTGGCCACGACCAGTTGAGAGGGCCCGCGGAGCGGCCCATTACCCTGGTTCACCGCGCTGACTAGATTGATCCAGAAGGCAGCAGAACTCGGCGCCGGTATATTGTCGAAAACCTCTGGAACCAGCCCAGGGATGGCCACAGTCAACCGCCAGCATCCGGCCTGCGGTGCAGTACCTATCGTCAGCGTCAAGCTATTCCCGAGCGATCCCGTATAGAGCGCCGTCAACTGCGCGGCAAAGGCGCCCGACGAAAAACCGATTGCGAAGCTCGCCGCTGTATCTGTACCGTCACTGACGCGCAAGCACCGGAAAGCCGTGGCACCCTGCTGAACCGCACAGGCAACAGGAGTCCCCATATCATATTTTCGCACGATAACCGGCCCAAAATACTGCGCATAATCGGCCATCGTCCCGACAATGACAGGTGTTCCCACCGGTCCCCATGAAGCAGTGCCGACGATGCCAATAACATTCGTCGGCACGCCATTGAGCACAAGGTTCTGCGGCGCTACAATCTGCACATACAGATCAGGCACCACGAGCGCGGTCGTATTCAAAGCACCCTGCTGGAAAATCGGCATTTCTGAGTTCCCCCGCTGCACGTCGGCAGCCGCTACATGGGCCAAACCACGCCGATCATTCCTCGCGTTAGCTGGACCTGCAGCATCTCGCCAGTACGATATGCGTAAGTAACGACCTCGCCGGACGCGGGTCCGGCAAATGGCCAGACATCGACAAGCACGCCGTCCGCAAAGGTCAAACGATTTCAGGCGTAGCTGGTAACGCCATTATAGAGGAGTTCGCCGAACAGCATCGATGGCAGAAGGCTCGTCAACGTCGTCGCGTATTCGACATCGTAGACAAGATCACGACGGTAAACACCCGCATCCTGCCCATCGTCAAAGCTTGCCGTGTTCCGATAACGCAACCGCCCGCCAGTCCCGTCGCGCAGTGGCAGGAACGTGATCGTCGCAAACAGAGAGCTCAAGGCGCTACAAGCAACGTCACGCAGCGCCGGCGCCGGCGCCCATACCGAAATCCTGAAGCCCTGCTCCTGCCTGGCCCATTCGGCCGTGCTGGGCTGCAAGGCGACCGTCCGCGCCACAATCTTCGACACGCCCGGAACGGTCACGCTGGTGCCAGAAATCCAGCATATCTGGTTCTGTCTGACCTGACTAGCCAGTGCAGCAGCAACCAGGCCGGCGCTATCACCCGCTTGTGCCTGATAAACATAGGCCATGCCGCCCACGAGCAAGCCTGCCAGATCACCCTGGTTCGGCGCGCCGGCAAAGCTCGCCGAATTGCCGGAAACCGACACGACAACGCCGGGCGACGTCGCTGCAACCCAGCTTTGCACGCCCCACCGCGTCGTATTCCTCGCCGCCCCCGGCACCGAAGAGACGCTGACATTGATCAATCCAAGCGAAAGATCAGCATCAAGTGCTGCCGTCATCGGCCATCCGCGATATACACGGGCTCCCGAGCCCACTATGCTCTGCCCACCGCTTTCGGCTGGAACAAGCACTGATGTCGCCGCAGTGACCAGCGCCGCCTCGACATCCGACATGTCAGCCAAGACGCACTCCCAATCCTAGAGGCAGTTATCGTCTTCTCGTCGCGATCTGAGGTACAGATCCCACTCGCGCTCGAGCTCCGGTTTGTTCCCCGACCATTCAAGCACGCCGTAGCTATTGCGCTTGAGATCGGTCTCGGGATCAAACCCGTGTTTGACGAACATCTCCCAACGCCCAAGATACCCTCGGTTCTGCTTGGCGCCATGGAACCGATGCTCGATGATACCTGGTACAACGCCGAGCCGACCATTGACAAAGCGCCCGGCTCGCTCTTGCCAGCGCAGCAGGTGCCGTTTGTACGTTTCGCTTGTCCCGGCTGGCCAGCTCCTTTCGACCAGGCCGACGAAGGCGAGCGCCATATGATGGTCGGCGCTGCCCATGCCAGCAAGTTCGAACAAGCCGCCCACCCGATCCAGAAGCTCTCGCTTGCACGCCCAAAAGTAACCGCTATGTGGGTAATCGCAGTACCCGCCGTCAAACTTCCAGAAGTTCTTGCCGGAGGCAACGAGCGGCGCGCCTTCCAAATATTGCGCGGCAAAGGCGTGATGCACGCCGATCAGCGAATCGTTCGGCCCAAGATCGAGTGCCCGAGACCAGGTCTGCACCACACGATAATGCTGCAGATGCTCAACCGTCTCGCGCGCCCAGCCCGGCTTGCGGTGCCAAACGTCCGAGTCGCCCCAGGCAATATACTCCGCCTCCGGAATACGCCGAATGCCCTCATTCAGCGCGCATTCCTTGCACCATGCCCAACTATCGGCCCGCAGCCCTACATGATTGACATGCGGAAGCGCACAGACGAACTCCCGCTTCCCGTATTGCACTTCCACCACCGTCAGCTTGGCGCCAGAGTCGAGCACGTGCCCCACCCAATCGCGATAGTGCCGATCCGGTGTCTCCCAGCGCAGCGGATTGAAGCGCGCCGTCACCACATGTAATTGTTGAGACTGCAAGAGCGTGACTCCCATTCAGGCAGCGACTTGCCTCACCAGCAGGCGCCATCCGAGCGCGCTCTGCTCCGCAGCACCAACCATGTAAGTCATCGATGCGTCGTCAATCACCACATCGCCCACCTGCGGCGATGCCAGCAAGGCCGGCAGCAGCAGGCTCCATCCACCAAATTTTTGGGCTCGTACATCAGCTTCGCTGCCACGCGACTCGGCTTCCAGCAGACTGGCCGGAAATCCCTTGACTATCTGCGTCGCCGTCGCGGCAGAGAAACCGCTATAACCACCGGGCGCTGGCGTGGCCGCACGTAAAATCTGCACAACATGATTTGTCGCTACGCATTGTACGGGCAGTAGCGGCCGCTCTGCACTGATGAAATACGTCCCGCTTTCGCCCACCAGGTAATCGCCAGGCTGTGTGTAGGAGGCATCGAAAACCCCCCACCATATCGGCTTGCCGAAATTCGAGACCTTGCGAAACCTGCCGTCCTCTGCGTTGAACGAGGCGCAGAGCTTTATCACCCTGTTCCGGGAGCTCAGAGGATCGGTGGCCTGTGTCGGCCGATACACGATGAACGGTGTGCCAAGCTTGCGGGCCGCCAACCCCATACCCCGGTTGATCTTGTCTTGCAGTATGGTGCCATCCATCACACCACCCATGCCAGGCCAGCAGCACCCAGCCCATCCCCGGGCGGCAAGCCCAGGAAGGCGCAAAGCCTCCTGCTCCACGTATCAAGCAGACGCAGCCGGTCTGCCACCTCATTCGGATTGTGCGTCCAAGCCCCTGCAGCCTCGCTATCCAGATTATCACTAGAGCAAGGCACAGCCTGTTCGAGCTGCAACAATATCGCCAGATAATTGCCCACCACGATGATCTCGTCGGGCGAGAGATTATTCATCCGGTATTCAAGAGCACCGTAAGCCATATAGAACCGCCAGCCCATGTTGCCAGAGGGCGAAGCGCCGTAGGCAGGATAGCCGCAGAACCGTCTGACATCGGTCTTCTGTTGGTCCGTAAGCATCCTGCTACCCTCCGCGCCGGCTCAGGCCTACAGGGGCGGCTGCTACCCCAGGTGTTCAATCATCACGGCGCGCTTGAAGTTGGCGTTCGTCGCCGTCGGGACCGTCAGGCTGTTCGTTGTCGTGTCCGAGGGTGCGCAGAAGCCGCCGATCCAATACCAGGATTGCGCAATGATCTGCTGCAGCCGGTCGATCGGCTCGCGGGTGACCATGCATACACCATCGACCAGCGACACAATGGAATCCTTCGGTGCCACATCGTCGCTTGCCATGCCGGCGAAGTCGCCCTCGACCAATGCACCCTTGCCAACGACGATGGGCCGCCTGATGAAAGCACCGCTGATCGTCGGGTGCGGCTGCACGTAGGACTCGTTCGTCAAAATGAATCGAAGCCCCAGAAATTCGTTGACGACACCCTGACCGGGTTTGAAAACTTCGTTGGCCGACGTCAAGCCGATGAACAGTTTCTGGAAGTCGGCGTCGGCAAAGAGCTGTCTGGCGCTGATCGGATCGAGATAGCAATTGTAGGCGCCATCGACATCGGGCACCGCATTGAGCCTGAGATTGGCAACACCATCCAGGATATTGGCCATCGTCAGCGTATCGCCGGACTGGAGCATCGTGTAGTTCGGCCTGGCGTTCGGGAGCAATATCAATGAAGCCGTCGCGGCCTGAACGCTGTTGAATGCGGTTCCGTCCGATACCGTGACGTTGCCGGAAAAACCAAGCACGCCCGACATGCCACCCGGGGTAATGGAAACATTGGTTGCATCCACGGCCACGCTTGTGAGCGTATAGATGTCCGAGCCGACGGTCACAGCCAGCGGATTGCTGCCGCTGACCGACTGCTGCGCACCATTGACGAAGGCCGTCAGAAAGCCACGAACGTCATCCACAGCGACGTTGGGGCCGGCGCTCGCGAGCGTAGTCCGGACGAAGGTATTGCCCCCGAAATACGCATTGAACAATGCGTTGCGTGCCAGATCATCAAGGTTTCGTGCCGCCTGTTCGCCGTTCACGTAAGCGTTTTGTAAAAAGACGCTGGCAATCGCCACCCGGCTGGTGACCATGTTCAAATCCATGGTTGCCGCATAATGGTTCAGGGTAATCGTATATTGCTCGACATTCCAACTACCGGACGTAATCCCGTTGTCGAGATTTGTGTTCGTGTTTGCGGCAAGCGGCGTCGTCACGGCAGGACGCAGCCCGGCACGCGTTTTCGTCAGCGTCTCGCCTATGCCGACAGCAAACTCCTCGCGATCCGCACAAGACCGATAACCGAGTCGCGAGTGCAGCGCCTGCTGGAACTCACGCTCAAGGAAGCCTTGCTGAATGATCGGCTGCAAGGCCAGAGGAAAATTGTTTATGCTCATTCATGCCCCCAAATCTACGGGGGCGCCGCCCCCTCCCATCTCATACACAAAACAAGCAAGCGTGTTCTTTGCTGAAGAAACGGACCAAGGAGTTTTCGGTGTCGGCGCTTACCGCTTGCAACAACTCGGCACCACGGTCCAAGACTCTTTTGCCTTTTCTCTTAGAGGAAGTCGTTGTGCCTCAGCCTACATCCGGCGTAGCAACTCCGCTCTCGCAGTTCGCCACTCCTCCAGGCTCATCTCGGTAGCCAGTTTCCGCCGGGTCGGGGCAGGTTTCGGAGCAACGGCAGAACTGCTCGAACTGGCCGCTCCGAACAGCCACGGTTTGTCGCGCCGCAGTTGCGCGATGACTTGGCCGGCGCCGGAGAATTCACCGCTTTCGTCAGGGGTCAGCCCGGCCATATCGATCAGCTTCAGCTCGTCCAGATCGACCATTCCAGCACGTAGCGCCTCAGCTTTCAGCTCCATCTGCACGAGCTTCGCGGCAGCCTGAGCACGCACCTCAGCCAATTGCTGCTCAAGCGCTGCCGCTCGCGCATGCAGCGCCGGCACATCTTCACAAGACTCGTGCGAATCCGCGCCTTCTATCATCGATCCTCCTCCGCCCTCACCCGGGCCAGTTCGGCAACCCCGTCCTCGATGCCGTATGACGGGCCCAGAATACGCAATGCCGTTTCGCGAGAGATCTGTTTGGCAGCAACAAGGGAATTCATGGTCTCCGCGGTTCGTTGCCGATCCAACGGATCATCCGGATACCACTCCGGCCAACGAAGCGTCAGCGTTGCATCCGCATCCACGGCCGGCAGCACGCGTCCCTCGAGAACGAGAGGGTAGATGCGCGCCGCACGCAAGATCATGCGTGCCAGCGAAAGCAGTCCATCCCCATAGCTGATACGCAGATTGTCAGCGAGCCACACCAGCCCCTGGTTCATCAGCTCGATGGCACGTCCGCTCGAAGGTGTCGTCAAGCGGCTGGCGTCAACGCGATTGCCATGCACGCTCTCCAAAGCAAGCTCCCGCAGCGTGCGCACGTAATCAATAACGGCGTGGCTCGCGGTACCCCCTATCTCCAATAGCTTGGCGTCGCCTTTTTCGCTGACAACCAACGCATTCGCGGCCCCCCGGGTCATGGTCCCTTCGAGACCCGCCGGCTCGCGTATCAAAGCGTTGGATCGCTGCTATATTTCAGCCCTCTGCCCGCCTGGCTGAGTTGATAGTCGATTTCAATTCCGGTTTCGATTGCGGCACGGAACGTACAAGCCCCATCTACGCCTCTGCCACCTGGCAGATTTCGTATCCACACCATGGGGACAAAGCCGAGCCGGTGCGACATGCTCCTGTCGTCATCGCGCAACATGGGCCCGGAGACACCCACACGCTGGGGCAGAAACCATGTCTCCTCCTGAGCATCCCAGCAACGCACGAACCAGTATATCGCATCAGCGTCATCGACGTCGTATCCCTGCGAGAGCAGATCGGCTCCCGCCACCTTGACGCGTTCCGTCACGCGCAGAAGCGTATCCGGTGCATCCGGATCCCAAACGGGTGTCAGAAACTCGGTATCCATCACATCGACAAAGATGCGTCGCCGCAGAACGCGCATGTGCAGCGCGACAGAACCTACACTGCCCCGCAGCCCGGCTTGGGTCATGACAGCGTTCAGCCTGGCATCCCTGACGACCGCCGCGAGCGCATGGCGAGCCTGCGGATCCGTCGACTCAATAGCCGGAAAATGACCGTCGCTGAACAACAGAGCAACGCTATCCTCGGTAACCACCCGTGCCAATGCATAGCGCACCGAAGGACGCCGGTTCCGCAGGGGTATATACTCGCCCGAAGCAGTCTTCTCCTGGTGAAACTCGAATGGCAAATGATCATAAAACGTTCCGTCAAGGATGCTGCGGAGAATCCCCAGCTTCCAAGCGCGCTCCGGCAGGTCGCGGTCCCTCGCTACGAGGTCGCAAATCGTGCTGAACAAGACGGACCTCTTTTCATCAAGCTGAAGCTTGCGCTCAGCGTTCGAAATGCGGCACCCGGGCAAACCGCGCCGGCGCCTCTGCTTCCATCAGCATCGCAAAGGCCCGCGACAAAGCATCGATCTGGTCGTCTTTCGCACCATTTGGAAACTGAGAGATTTCATCGAGGAATGCCGCGTTCCAGTTGGCGCGCCGCATGCTCAGCCTGCCCTTCGCCATCTGAATCGCGACCGGTCTGGCTCGCAACGCCTTGGCGCCGCTCTCAGGACTCGACAAAACGCGGTATCCGGCCAACGCCTTTGTCAGGCACATCACCTGGAAGCGTCCAGCCTGTCCCGGGTCCTGCGGCAGACCAACGGGCACCGCCACGCCGTCGCGTCCGGCTGCCGCAACGATGGCATCCTGAACCCCAGCAGGATCGCGCCGCACCCTGATCACGTCGTCCACGAAGTAGCTTTGCTCTCTGGTAGCAACAAGCTTTAGCCCCACAGTCCAGTCCGGATCGCCGCCGTTCACGTCGCTCACAGAGGCCAGATCCCACGCCCGGACCGCGGTCCCTACAGGCACGATGTCAACCACCGCCAAAAGCCGCGGATCGAACAAATACCCGGTCTCGGTTAGCGGCATCTGCTGGAACAATGCGGAAAACTGCCGCTCTCCAAGCATACCCTGCTTCTCCAGCAGTGCTTCCCGATTCTCCCACGCCGGCCAGAGCGCCTCGCCAGGCAGCCGGCCAAGCGGATCCTCCGCTTCTGCCAGAGCAGGCAAGCGCAACGATCTCCATCCGCCCTGCGCTAACAGGCGGCCCGCCAGATCATCGACATGCCAGCGCGTCATGACCAGCACGATCCGCCCATGCGGCTTTAACCGCGTCACCAGTTCCGACCGGAACCAGTCCCACAACTGCTCGCGTGCCGAAAAACTTTCCGCCTCCGCCAGCGAGCGTACGGGATCATCGATCAATGCGAGGTCGGCCCTGCGACCGGTCACCGCGCCACTCACGCCGACACCAAAATATTCCCCGCCACCCTCGGTGACGAAACTTCCGGCCGCCCTTGCATCGTCACGCATCTTCACGCCGAGGTATCGCGAATGTTCGACGAGCAATCCGCGTACGCTCCGCCCGAAATGTTCGCTCAACCGCGCCGTATGGCAGGCCGCGATGACCGCACTTCTAGGATGGTGTGAAAACCACCACGCCGGAAACAGACGGCTCGCATAAGTGCTTTTGGCGGAGCCTGGCGGCAGCAGAATAATCAGCCGCCGCACCTCGCCGCTTGAAACGGCATCCAGTGCCCTGATAATCGCCAAATGGTGCGCGGCCGGTTCCTGTCCGGCCGGCCGCAGCGCATATCGTGCCCAATTCACCAGGCTCTGCCGCGAGCTCGACCGCAGCCCAAACGCCTCCAGCGTTGGGTCAAAGTCCATGCAGATATCGATCCTTGATGGCCATCTCCCATCTCCCCCGCCCTCTCGTAGGGCGGGCCGGGAGCGGGAGCGGAGACCGCGATAGGAGAAAGCCAACTGCCGAGTGCGCTGGCGGTAAGCCAAGGCAAGCAGAAGAAACGCCTTCTTTTTTCAAAAAAGAAGGTAACTGCCCAGGAACTCCCTCCCCCGCTCTGGGAGAGGGCAGGGGTGGGGGCGGTGCCACGGAGCAAGGCAGACAGCGAGGTAGGAAAGCACTTCTTTTTTGAAAAAATGAAGCAAAATACTTTTG